GCGTTGACCTGATCAACATCCGCTTTGCCAAACCCTGACGCATCCGTGAGGATGAAGAGGATCTTCTTGGCCTCGGGACGCTTGCTCAACTCGGTCAAAGCGTACTGAGTAGCGGAGTAGTCGGGAGTGCCGCCCCGTGCAAACTCATGAATCTGCCCCAGCTTACGGGCGGCCTTGCGGAATGACTCGCCCCAGCGTTTAAACGGGATGATCTCAAGGCCCGTCTTACCGCCCGTCCGAAACCCGTCAACCTGAAAGCTAACCTTGGCCTTGTCAAAGATGTTGGCAAGGTTCACCGCAATGTGCTGGGCTTGCACCAGCGAACCATCGCTCATGGATGAAGAGCAGTCAACCAACACCTCGACTGCGGCACACTCGGCCTCTTGATAATCCCTGCGGCTGAAGATGTTCTGCTCACCGCAAGCAAACCGACCAAAGGCACGGCGATCCAGTCGGCCCGACTCTTCCCTGCGGTTCCAGCCAACCGTATCGATGGAGCGCAGAAGCTTCAAGAGGTTGCTCCGGGTTGCCCCAAGGTTGTCGATGGCGTTTAAACTCCATTGAAATCCTAAAATGCTCATGTGTTTGCTCCTATCGAAAATCGTAAAAGGTTGGCTCAACAATCGTTGAGACAATGCCTTCCTGCTGGGCCTCGCTCTGGTGCTGATTCATTTCATCACCGATCCAATCGGTTGGATCAGAAGAGCGGCCCTCGCTTTTGCCCTTGCCCTTGCCTTTGCCCTTCTTACCGTCCTCACCGGGTTCATTGCCTTGGCCTTCACCCTCACCTTGGCCCTCACCCTCACCTTGGCCCTCACCCTCACCGGGTTGCTCACCTTGCTCACCGGGCTGACCCTGCTCTCCCTGCTCACCGCCCTCGCCCTGCTCACCGCCCTCGCCCTGTTCACCGGGGTTGCCTTTAGGCTTCTCATTCTCCCGGCCCTTGAGTCGCTTGGCGAGTTCGATAGCGATCTCGATGATGCGCCGGGTATCTGGTGCGGTATGAGCCTCAGTCAAGGCCCACTCTAAATCAGATCCCCAAGGTGTTGTCTGGTAGGTCTGCTTGGCAAGAATGTCATACCCGTTTAAACGCCGACCCTCGACTGCCAAGATGAATGGGATGTTGTCAAAGTCCGTAGGCAGTTCAGGCCCAACCACATGATTCACCAAACCAACAAACAGGTTGCGTGAGTTCCCAGCGAACCCCGACTTGATGACCTTGGCCTCAATACGGGGATCTTCAAGGCCGTTAATCAGGCCATGCAGGAATTGATCGCCCCCTGCGTTGTAAACGGCTATGTGCCAGAGCGAACTAGCCGTGAACCAATGATGGCCCAATTCGTGGCAGACGTAGCCAACAAGGCGGTGCAACAGGCCGTCAGGAACCGACCGGGCCTCATCAACATGGGGCAGATAGACCGTGATCTCGCCCGAGCGGCCCTCGCTGATAGCCGCAGTGGGGTGGCCCCACACAAACTTGAGGTCCTTGAGTTGACGGCCCTTACTATGAGCGTTTAAACGCTGTAGCGTAGCCTCAACCCCGACTTTGAGATTAATTCCTAACATGATTAAAGAGCCTCCTTAAATTTTTGAACATCGATCTTGGCGGTGTACAAAGCTTGCAACTCGGCTTCGCAGTCGGCGGGGAACTTATTGACAACTGCGTTGGTGAACGCAATGTCTGCCGGGAGACCCTTGGCAACGGCCCCGGCCCAAGCAAACAACTGTCGGAGGCTGGGAGGCTGGGTCAGGATGCCTTGGCTAGCCTGTTGTCGAGCGGCCCCAGCAAAATCGACAATGATCTCAGCCGCCTTGAGTGACAGGCCCGTGCGCTTGGTAATGAGAGCGGCCTCATCCACGGCGGGGAGATAGTCAAAGCGGAGCGTGAAACCGAACCGATCCAAAAATGCACTGTTCTGCTCACGCACCCCGGCGAAATTGCCGCTATCGCCATGCCCGTTGCTATTGTCTGCCGCAAAAAAGGCAACGTGAGAGGCGACAGGGATGCGCTTGCCTGTCTCGGCAATCGTCAAGGCCCGGTGTACTGAACGCTCTGTAAGGGCGTGTAACACGCTGATGGACTGCGCTCTGGCGAATCCAACTTCGTCCAGCAGAACAAGCGCACCGGGATGCTGAATGGCACGGGTGATGATGCCCTCGGCCCAGACAACATCCCCGCCGCTAATGGTGTTGGCCCCAATGAAGTCGGCCCTCTCAAGAGCCTCATCAAAGTTGACTCGGACAAGCTTGCGCTTGAGTCGAGCCGCCAACTGGGTCACAAACTCGGTCTTGCCCGTGCCACGCTCCCCGCCAAGCCAAACGTTATGCGGCAACGCATCATCAAGAGCAATAAGAGCCTGATGCAAATGAGCGGGGTTAAACACATAATCGTCAACCAAGGCAGGGGCCTCGGCATCATCCCAAACCCCGACTTGGAGATCCGAGAAGTCAACCCCGGCATAGACGGTGACCGGGAAAATGTCCCCAGCCCTCTCGGTGCGGAACTGACCGATTCGCCCAGCGATCTCAGCCAAGGCCTCGGGGGTGCTTTCCTGTTTAAACGGGGCAAAGACTTTCGCAACCTCGGCCCGAATGGTCTCAGCAATCAGGCCTGAGTCGGCAGACTTGACCCCGGCAAGCTTGGACTGCACCTCACGCTCGGCCTTCTCGACTGCGGCTTGGGCCTTTAACTCAGCCGCTTTCAGTCGGTCATGGATCTCAACAAGGGCATTGTCGATGCGGGGGTCAGGCCCAGCACTCGCTGGAGCGTCCTGCGTTAGCTGGACTTTTTCAACCGCCTCAAGAACCCGGTCAAGAGTTACCCGCCCGGTGCTGACTCGGTCAGTCAGGAAATTGACTGCGTCCTCCTTGGAGGCGATGCCCTCGACAACGCCCTGCATGATAATCGCAACCCGAATGAGTCGGGCCGCTGGGAGCCGGGAAAGCTTGAGTCTTATTTGTTGTTCGTTCATAGGTTTGAGCCTCCTAGTGATTAAAGGGAAAGGGGTTCGTTGTCAGTCGGGCAAAGGGGCAGACCAATAGCGGCCCACTTGGCGGTGAGCCTGACCGTGTAGCCACAATGAGGACAAGCGGCCTTGAGCATCCGAGTTGACTGGGTCTTGATTTTGCGTCCAGCGTTCAGAGCGGCATGGGGATACACGCCAAGGTCTTCAAGCAGGGGTTGATACTCGGCCTTGAACTTCTCGCCCTCCACGGTAGCGGTTGGCTTGCCCTCCAAGCTTAAAGCCTTGACCAGCGCAGGGAATCGCCCTTTGTGACCATCGCCATCAGTCGCCGCATGGGCCAACTCATGCACCAAAGTGCCAAGCACCTTAATGGGATCGTCAACAACGGGAGAGATCAGAATCTCATGGTGCTGATCAGCAGAGGCCTTGTCAGACCAATGTTCGCCAATGGCCCTGCGGTGAGCCGCCCTAGCGTTGCTAGAGGGGAATCCACAAGCAACCCGAATGTTGTCGGGGAGCGGATGGTTAAGAGCAGAGAAGACAGGACGCAGTTCAGCAACGGCCTGAACCAGCCAATCCTCCCGAGTGGCAAAGCGGTTAGTAGTGGTAGTAGTCATAAGTGAGCCTCCAAAGTAGTAGTAAACAAGCCTCAAGAATACTATTGTTGTTTAAACGTCTTTGTGACTGAGATCACATTCAGAGCAATTTAGGTGTTATCCCTAGTGAACTTGTAGCTGGTTTACAACAACTAGGGAAGACCCTAAGTACGAACAGGCTCGGCTCAAGTGTGGTTTTTTTGTAACAAGGACTGTACAATTGTTCAGGGTCAGAAAATGATCCTGCTACCTGGTAGCAAACCTGTTTAAACAGAGCAGAGGAATCGAAAGATGGACAAGCATGACGTTATTGAGCGGTTGGAGTCGGATGCTATTGAGCAGACCGGGGCAGATGAAAGTGAACCAGTGGCGGGGCTAGAGATCAGCGAGCGATTGCGAGCGTCGGTAGCGAGCGTCTCAGTAAAGATGAGAAGAGATGGAAGACCAATAGGCGATAAGACAACAAAAAGAGGAAGAGCAACCGCCAGACAGAAGGCATTCGCCTCATTGATCGTCCAAGGCAATTCGCCTCGTGAGGCTTACGTCAAAGCTTACGAAGTCAAGTCAGACAATGCCGCAAGCCATGCAAGCACTGCGAACAAGCTATTGAAGAGTCCACAAGTCAGCGCATTAGTTGACTCTGTCTGGCATGTCACCAAGGAAAGCTTAGTCAATGACGCTATAGCCACAAGGCGACACGTTATGGAGCAACTGCTTAAGCATTCAGAGGAAGCAAAGCAGGAAGGCACAAAGCTAAAGGCACTTGAATTGATGGGCAGAGCAGTCGGTATGTTCACCGATAAGGTTGAGCAGAAGATCGAAGAGGTATCGACAAGTCAATTGAAGGAAGAACTCAAGTCCAGCCTAGCGTTGCTGGACAATGTGAAGCCGTTTAAACACGCCAAATCCCGCTAAACCCCCGTCCTTGCTGGATTTCAGCCCGGCTCGACCCCACCGGCCCCCACCCCCCGTGACGCACAGCCGCACACCCACAC